GTTCTGGCTACGACCTGCGCACTGCTCGTAGGTCTATGAATCTGTTGACTATTGAGTGGCAGAACCGTGGCATCAACATGTGGACCATCGAAGAAGGCACAGTAAACCTCGTAGCAGCTACAGCCACATACGGACTACCCGCCGATACAATAGACCTTTTAGAGCACGTTGTACGCACAGGCGATGGTAGTGTAACCACGCAGTCTGATCTAAACATCACGCGCATCAGTGTCTCCACCTATTCAAGCATTCCTAACAAGCTCTCTCAGGGTCGCCCTATACAACTTTATGTAGACCGTGGGCAAGCTAACCCTTCGGTTACTGTGTGGCCTGTGCCGGACCAAGGCACTGCACTTGCACCGTTCTATGTTCTTAAGTACTGGCGGATGCGCCGCATACAGGACTCAGGGACAGGCGTTAACACCGCCGATGTTAATTTCCGTTTCTTGCCCTGCCTCGTTGCAGGGCTTGCGTATTATATAGCTCAAAAAGACCCTGAGCTGATGCCTAGAATACCTATGCTACAGGCCGAATACGAGCGTCAGTTTGAGTTAGCAGCGGGCGAAGACAGAGAGAAAGCAACGCTTAGCTTAGTGCCGCGTATACATGGCGTGAGGTAGACATGAGCTACACGTATGCGTCTGGGCAAAAAGCAATCGCAATATGCGATGTTTGCGGCTTTCAGTACAGACTACGACAGCTTAAAGAGCTGATTGTTAAGGGAAATAAGACTAACATTAGGGCCTGTCCTGAGTGTTGGAACCCAGATCAGCCACAGCTTATGCTAGGTACGGTTCCAGTAGAGGACCCCCAAGCAATACGAAACCCACGACCAGACTCTGCGGAGTTGGTAGCAAGTAGGGACATTCAATGGGGCTGGGACCCAGTAGGACTAAGCGACCCATTTGGACTTACACCAGACAATTTGGAAGGCAAAGGTGCCGTAGGACAAGTCACGGTAACCATAAGCTAGGAGATCGAAATGAAAATGAAGTCAAGATCAAACGTAAAAGTACCCAAGGTCATCGAGTTCCCGAATGAGCCTACAATGTACAAAGTAGCTGACTGCTGCAACCAACCGCCTAAAGACATGAAGACTAGCGGTATTAAGGTTCGCGGCGTAGGTGCAGCAACTAAAGGTACTATGGCCCGAGGCCCGATGGCGTAAGGAGTAGCAGGTGAATTACACCGAGCTAAAGACAAACATTGAGGACATCTGCGAGCAGTCGTTTACGGACGATCAAATGGCTATGTTTACTCAGCAGGCAGAGCAGAAGATTTATAACACTGTTCAGATTCCTGCGCTGCGTCGAAATCAGACGGGCAACCTCACGCTCGGCGGCAAGTACCTGATATACCCCACAGACTTCTTGTACACGTTTTCTTTGGCGGTTATTGATGCTCAGGGCAATTACACATATTTGCTGAATAAAGACGTTAACTTTATTCGTGAGGCGTACCCCGGACCAACAAGTACAGGTACTCCCGTACACTACGGAATCTTTGACGACACCGCGTTTATCATAGGCCCAACACCTGATGCGGCGTACGAGGTAGAGCTACACTACGGATATTACCCAGAGACTATTGTAACTGCTGGTACTACGTGGCTTGGCGATGAGTTTGATTCTGCGCTGTTAAATGGTGCTCTGGTTGAGGCGATACGCTTCATTAAGGGCGAGCCAGACATGGTAGCCCTGTACCAGAAGATGTACGTAGACGCTATGGCGCTACTCAAAAACTTAGGGGACGGCAAGATGCGGGAAGATATGTACCGTTCTGGTCAACTCCGTATAACCCCGCGTTAATTTAAGAGGAAACACAAATGGCTATTTCACAAGCTATGGCTACATCGTTCAAAGTTCAAATCCTTGGTGGAGACTTTGACTTCAGCAGTGGCACGTCGCAGGTCTTTAAGATTGCTTTGTTCACTAATGCAGCTACGTTAGGCGCGACTACTACTGCGTATGCCGTCACTAATGAGGTGTCTGGCACTAACTACGTAGCAGGTGGTAATACCCTGACTATTTCTCAAGTCCCTACGTCTACAGGCACTACGGCGTTCTTGGACTTTGCAGACACTACGTGGGCTAACGCAACTATTACTGCTCGTGGCGCTTTGATCTACTTAGCGAACGGCGGCACTAACCCTGCTGTTGCAGTTCTGGATTTCGGTTCGGATAAGACCTCTACTGCGGGCGACTTTACTATTGTCTTCCCTGCTGCTGATGCGAGCAACGCGATCATACGTATCGCTTAAGGTACTTAGATGGCTGACGTTATCGTCCCACTCTCCGGGTGGGGTTACAGCACTTGGGGGACGGATTCGTGGGGCGAAGGTAATGCCCTGCCGTTCTTAACAGGTGAGGTAGGTTCGGTAGCAGTAGCTGCGGGTGCAGTTGTTAGTGTTAGTGGTGTATCTGGTACTTCAGCGTTAGGTTCTACTTCGGTCACGATTAACCAGAGCGTTTCGGTTACGGGGGTTAGCGCCACAGGCATAGCCGCTTACGCTGTTTGGGATGCTACGGTTTATTTCGGTGGTTGGGGTAGAGGGTTCTGGGGACAGGGTTCGTGGGGACAGTCGCTAGGTCTCCAAGCCACAGGTGAAGTTGGTAGTGTAGAACTAAGCCTAGGTGCTAATGTTTTTGCTACGGGTGTTGCAGCTAGTACTACTTTAGGTAATGTGGCGGTTACGGGTGATGCGGATAACATCACTGTTCTAGGTAACGCAGCTACTGGTGAGCTAGGCACTATAGGTGTCGAAGCAGGCGCTATTGTTATTGTTACAGGCGTTCAAGCCACAGGCGAACTAGGTACTTCCGGAGTTAAAGAAGGTGCTAATGCGTTCCCAACGGGCGTACAGGGCACTACAGCTCTAGGCACGGTAAGCGTCACAGCAGACGCAATAGTCACGGAAACCGGCCTACTAGCAACATCTGCACTGGGCAATATAACAGTACTGCTCCAACAGAACGTCCTTGTAACGGGCTTACAGGGCACTACCGCACTAGGCGAGACAACAGAGACAGCCGATGCGAATGTATACGCCATTGGCGTACAGGCCACAGGTGAAGTAGGAACGGTGCTAGTCTGGAGCCAGATAATTCCGGGCGGCGACCCTAGATGGACTGACATAGCCCCTATTAGTCAAACCCCAAATTGGACGGAAATAGCAGCATGAAAACAGTAAACGCAGCACAGACAGTGGGCAACGCGATAGACCCGAAGCATGAAATTGAAGTGTTATGTGGCAACTGCGGGTATGATGTGAACGAGGCTGAATTAACCGCCGATACTTGCTCAGATTGCGGCGAAACACTAAACTTACGTCAGAATACAAAGATTTACGCGACAAGCATCCCCGCCGCTGGCGGCAGCACGTTAGCGTAGGTACTGGAGAAATTAGATGGCTACTTATGTAAATAACTTACGGCTCAAAGAAATCACCACGGGTGATGAAGACGGCACTTGGGGCACCAGTACTAACACTAACCTTGAGCTAATCACTGACGGTTTTAGCTACGGCACGAAACAGATGTCTGCTGATGCCAACGAAACTTTCACTATGCCTGATGCCACGGCAGACGCGACTCGCGGGTTTTATTTAAAGATTACTTCGGCGGGTTCTCTTACGGCTACTCGTGAGGTGACGCTTGGTCCAAACACTGTCTCTAAAGTGTGGTTGATTGAGAACGCCACTACAGGCAGTCAGATCATCACAATCAAGCAGGGTTCAGGTGCTACGGTTAATGTAGCCAACGGCTCTAAAGCTATGGTCGTTACGGATGGTGTGGGTGCAGGCGCAGCGGTCTTTGATGCTAACCCAACAGTTTCTGCGGGTACGGTAACAAGCGTAGGCGGTACAGGCACAGTTAACGGCATCACCCTTACAGGTACGGTTACTAGCTCTGGCAATCTTACGCTTGGCGGAGCATTGAGCGGCGTTAACTTAACCTCACAAGTAACCGGTACTCTACCCCTCGCCAACGGCGGTACTAATGCAACTACGGCAGCGGGTGCGCGGGCAAGTCTTTCGGCTAACGCCCTACCAATACTCAAAGGCGGAAACTACACAGCAGTAGTAGGCGAGTTTGTTACCGCTACAGCCGGAAGTATTACCATCACTCTACCTGCCTCACCAAGCGCAGGTGACACGGTAACTATTAAAGACGGCACAGGCGCAGCGGCTACTACTACTTTTACCGTAGCGCGTAACGGCTCTAACATCGCAAGCTCTGCAACTGACTTGGTTTTTGATAAGAACTTTGCAGAAATCACTATGAGCTACATCAACGGCACTATTGGTTGGAGCGTATAAATGAGTAACTTGTCGGAACTGCTGCCGACAGGCGGCGGACAAAACGCTGTAGACTTCGTTGCGTCTGGCACTTTAAGTTCTGGGCAGACTGTTGCTTTGAAAACTGATGGGACGGTTGAGGCTGTTGCGGAAACTACAGTTACTCAAAACATCCCTGAAGGATCGGATACAATTTGGTTCGCACAACCTACTAGTGCTCCTTACAGCACAGCAACTTATATGGATATGGCCTTTGATGTTTCCGCGAATAAGTTTGTTATTGTTTTTGCAGACGGTAAAGTTAGCAACTATGCTTCTTATATTGTAGGTTCAATTTCTGGTTCAACAATAACCTATGGGACTAAAACAGTATTTAATTCTAGTGCCGTTCTTCATCCGAGCATTGCAGCAGACCCCAGTGCTACAGGTAAATTTGTAATAGCTTACAATGATTTTGGTGGCGGTGCTGGGTCTTTTGTAAAAATAGCTACTCTTAGCGGCACTACTTTAAGTTTTGGAACAGGAGTGAATTGGTCTTCGGCTAACTCGTATGGCCGAATAGCGTTTGATTTTACTTCTAGCACTTTTGTGTTGGCTTGGAGCAAAGCCGCTGACAGTGGCAAGTTGTATGCTACGTTGGGAACCTATAGCGGAACTACAATTACTTTGCAAACCGAAGTAGAGCTTTATGGCACAGAAATAGATGATTGGTATACAGGTATTGCTTTTGACCCAAGCACTACGGGTAAATTTGTTGTAGTAGCTAACAATTATGCAAGTCCTTATGCTGGAATAGCGGTGTGTGGAACTATTTCAGGGACTACAATTACCGGAGGCACAGCTCAAACTTTTAACTCTTCAGGAGCAAAATTCTCGAAATGCGTGTTTGATTCGGTTAATGCTGACAATTTAATAATTGCTTTTCAAGATGTTTCTAGCAGTGATTATGGAGCAGCTTATGCTGCAACTTTATCAGGAACTGTTTTTACTTTTGGTTCTAAAGTACAATTTAACTCCACAGCTTCCACGGATATGTGGACAATGGCTCCATCTGGAGTAGGAAGAAATTTCCAAATCGTTTACAGAAATCGCGCCACAAGTGATCGTCCTTTTGCTGCGGCTTTAAGTGTGAGTGGCACAACAATTACAGCGGGAACTCCTGTTCAAATTACGACAGAAGGAGTAAACGCCACGAATTATTTAGCGGCAGCTATGAACCCTGCTGACGCAGGAAGTTTTGTAACGATTTGGAGAGACAAAAGCTATGATGGTTGTCGTTCTGTGGCAAGTCAGCAAGGATATTCTTCTACAAACTCAGCCGACTTCATAGGCATAACAGCCGGAGCAATCTCTAGCGCAGCCACAGGCGCTGTAAACGTCTACGGCGGGATTAACGAAGCGCAGTCTGGTTTGACCATAGGCTCTGATTACTACGTTCAGGCAGACGGCTCGTTATCTACTACGACTTCTACTGTCAAAGTAGGCAAGGCAATCTCCGCAACCACGATTAACATGATGGATTTGACATGAGTAATCTGACAGATTTATTACCTGCGGGTGCGGGTGGCAAGCAAGTAGACTTCGTAGCGTCTGGGGCGATTAGCAATGGTGTTACTGTTGCTTTGAAGGCTGATGGGACTGTTGAGGCTGTGGGTACAACCGCTGTTCCTGATAGCGCGGGTACTGCCGTTAATTTTGATTCTCAGCAAAGTACTTATACTTCTACGGGTTATAGCGAAGACGCCCAAAAAATAATTATTTCTTACAGAGCCTCGTCAGGCTACGGTACAGCCATAGTAGGAACAGTTAGTGGGACAAGTATTTCTTTTGGCTCACCTGTAGTTTTTTTTAGTGGCTCTACAAGTTTTACAACCACTACTTATGACCCTAGCACTCAAAAAGTAGTCATAGGTTATCATAACGCATCCAACGGATACGCATACGCCATAGTCGGTACAATAAGCGGAAGTTCTATAAGTTTTGGATCAGCTTCTAATATTACCACAGATTACGGCTATCAACTTTCTAGCACTTACGATACTAATGCCCAGAAAGTAGTGATTGCCTTTACAAACGCTACCTCTTCGGACTTTGGAAAGGCTGTAGTTTGTACTATTAGTGGGACTAGCATTTCTTTTGGAGCGGCCACTACTTTTAATAATTTCACAGAAACCAAGTCTATAATTTATGACGCTGCCGCGCAAAAAGTGGTTATATTTTATACTAATTCAGGAAGCTCAAACTACGGAACGGCTATTGTCGGCACAGTAAGTGGTACGAGTATTTCATTTGGAACACCTGTAGTTTTCCAAAGTAGTGGTGTTGATTACACGTCTGGCAGTTATGACCCTAATTCACAAAAAGTTATCGTAGGGTATAAAAGGACAAACTTAGGAGGCGCAGCAGCAGTTGTTGGTACAGTAAGCAGCACGAGTATTTCTTTTGGTACGCCTGTAGTTTTTGAAACAAAAAACGTAGATTACATATCAAACACGTATGATCTTAGCGCCCAAAAAGTAGTAATTTCTTTTAGAGACGAATATGGTACATCTACTTCTGAGTACGGCTACACTATTGTAGGCACGGTAAGCGGTACATCAATAAGTTTCGGCACTGCTTCCGTATTCTTTACCTCGGTTTCTAATTGGATAGTATCTGTATACGATACCGCCGCAAGCAAAGTAGTAATAGCTTTTCATAATAATATTTTTCAAGGGCCGGGCAAATCGGTAGTGTGGACTACAGGCTACACCGCA